GATCACCAGAGGCGGCACCAATGATATCGGCGACCTCATCATAAGTCTTGGCTTCACCTACGAGTCCAGCCATAAGGGTTCTATTGGTGGACCTACGGATAAACGGATCGTCGTAGGCCTGTGCTGCATTCTTACCAGCAAGTCGCTCTGCGACCATACCCATTGGAGTTTGACGCCCCATTGCACCATCAGACTTGGTGTAAAGACCGTGCGAATCTAGTTCACTACGAAGGCGAATGACATCTTCTGCGGTTTCGATAGGTCGGTTGAGACCAAGCTTGACACCCTTGGCTGCCACCATACCTGTAAGGACAAGTGGATCGCCATACCAGTTGAAGAATCCATCAACGCCACCTGAGAAGATCTTACCTACAGTCTCTTCTTCAAAGGCCTTCTTGCGTTGGTCTGGATCTGCGATGTTGAAGTTTGGATCGAGGAATGTAGGAAGATCTACACCCTTTTCCTTAGCCGCATCAGTAAGTCCAATAAGATCAAAGATCTCGCTCTGCGACGCCCAGAATGCTTGGCCTGGGCTGATGTTCTTAGCATCATTCCAGTTCTCAAGAAGTTCGAGTTCACGACCTGCTACAGCGTCTGCTCCGGTGAGCATTGCGGTTGTGGCTACACGAGCCACCTTGGGATATGTGGCCTGGTGGAACTGGTCGATCTTTTCGATACCAAGATTGAAGGCATCGTCGAGAACTGTCATCTCAGCCGGACGTGCAACCTTGTCAACAATACGACGTGACTCAGCCTGCAGTTGCTTACGAGTATCTTCGCGGTAGTTATTGAGACCTGCGACTACTTCTGGATTAGCCTTGCCAACCTTGCCTTGCGCTACTTGGCCTTGTGCTATGCCAACGCCAGCAGAAAATGGTGCGCTGACAAAAGAGCCAATAGCGTCAGATACAAAACCTTTAGCCTTATCCCAATACGAGGCCACGACTAGACCTCCCGTGTGAGATGGCTAATAAACTGATCTCGGTCTTCCTGGTCTTCCCAAGGAACAAGAGCAAGCGATAGAATCAAACCTGGCTCATCCATACCAAGGGCGTCCACGAAAGCCGAGACGTCATCCATAAATTGGGTCACGTATTCCCCTGTAGATACCTTACAAAGAGTCGGAATGATTGTGGTGCTTCTGGCTGTGATGCCATAGCGTTGAGTGCAGGCATATACTTCGTGACGATATCCGCCTCGGTCTGCCTAAAATTAGGAAGGATCTCAGATCCTGGCCCCTCACCAATATCCATACCGGAAGTGAGTGGGACTTCTGGACGCTCCGTAGGAGCAGTCAATGGGACTACACGTGGTTGTGGTCCAGCACTTGGAGTAGGCGCTCCCATAATGACATCTTGTAGCGCTTTGCGCTCGCCATATTCTTGCGATGGTGGCAAGTCTTCTCGAACAGAGAACTTGCCTGGGCCTGATACACCAGCGAGTGGGTTCATTGGCTCTGCCATTAGTCCTCCATCTTTTCTAAATCGTTAGTGAACTGCTCCCACACCGCGTTGACCTTGCTCTTGCGTACTGCGTTATATGTGGCGAGTTCCATCAAATCTTCTGTAAATGCGTGTACTGATGATGCTATGTTGTGTGCAAACCCCGACAGTACGACGAGGAAATCTGCAGAGGTGACTGAGCGAGGCACGTCATCTTTACCTGGATCGAACATCGCTCAGTCCCTTCTAATGCTAACTAGGCCTTCTTGCCCTTACGTCCTGCAGGTGCAAAGCCGAAATCGACCTTACCGCCTGCTGGCTTGGCCATATCCTTCTTGCCTTCAGTCGGCTTCTGCATTGGAGCCGCTGCGCGGCCACCCTTCTTGTTCATTTTCCACCTCCTTAGTTGGATTACGCGCCGCCGATTGAGGCGAGCAGTGTTGCTATGTCGGGACGAGTAGCACCAGCAGGGGCCGCTCCACCAGGGGTTTCTGGAGTTGGCTGCGAGGCAGGGGCGGGGGCCGCACCTGCTGGTGACATCTGTTCTGCCATCATCATCTCTTGTGGTTGCTCTTCTGGAGCAAATGCCTTTTCGATGATGGTCTCTATTTGGAGGCCCTTTTGCCGACCTTTGATAACTTCAGCAATGCGGCCAATGATTTGAGTAGGGTCTTGTCCCTGCGCTGCCAGTGCTGGTATAGCCTGGGCATACTGAGAAAGAGCAACACGAAGAGAATCGCGCATCTCTTCGATATCAACCCTTTGTTCTTCTTGTGTGACATTCAACTCCATTGGGATCTCGCGGCGTACATAGTCTCGTGAAACGAGTTTGTCGCTACGCATCTGGAGAAGTGCGATGATAGCGCGGTTAGGGTCCATACCAGACATAATGCCGTAGCGCACATCTACGCCGTACTCACCCTTGATGTCGCGTGAAGGGATGTACTTCATCGTGTATGGAGTGCCGTCGTCTACACCCTTGATTTCCTTGGTCATAGAACCAAAGACCTTCTCGTCTACCTCGAAACAAGCGGCAGTGAGATCGGTGAAGAGACGTGCAAATTGTGCTTGTGCTGAACGCACCTGTGTATCAAAGCCAGCCTGAAGTGCTTGGACTCCACGACCTGTGATGATGGAAGCATCGAGGTTTCCGCTACGCACTTCTGGGTAGCGAGCGCCAAGACGAAGTTCACGCTCAAGAACGCCAGACTCGGTGAATACACCTGGAGGAAGTTCTAGCGGTACGCGCCTGATTGCCTGGGGATTGGCAGAACGCATAATGGCGTCAGGACCTAAAGCAAGTTCCTGAACATCCTGAGGGATAGCGATAGGCGCTTGGATGCTCTTCTCTGCTGCTTGGATCTGCAAGACAGCGAAACGCGCACGTGCAAGTTGTACCGCTAGAACATCATCAAACTGGCCACGTGCTTCGCCATCAATGGAGGAGCGAACGGCTACACGCGCCAGGCACTTGCCAACAGGATTAGGTGTATTGGCAAGAATCAAGTTGTTGCGCTCTGGTAGGAAGATGAGGTCCTGGTCCTTGTCGTGATATCTAATCACTGAAAGATACGGACTGCCCTGCTGCGTGTAATCCCGCTTGAGGATTTGAGGTGCAAACTCTGGATATTGAGCAGCAAGTGTCTCTGCATCTGTGGCAAGGACCTGGACGAGTGAGATGGTTCTACCGAATCTATCAATCTCTGGGTAGACACCAAAAGGGTTGAGCAAACGGATACGAGGACTATTAGACTCGTAATCCATCTCTACGATTCCTGGGAGCATACCGTAGGTGTTGAACCAGTCGGCTCCGGTGTACATCTGGATCTGTAGTTCGCTCGCTGAGATGTAGTAGTTAGCGATACGAGTGCGGGTATCTGCTGCCTTGCGAGCAGAGTCAGAGACCATATTGGTTGCAGCACAGTTGAAGGAAGGCAGCGGTGCCATCACTTCTGCGAGGTCACGAGCGGCGACATCAATGAAGTTAGCGATAAGAGGCTTTGGGTAATCCTCGGAGAACATAGAAGGATAGACCTTCGACATATCGCCTTGGCGCACGGAGAGAACATCGCGCATACGCTGATCTCTCGCTGCGTAGCGGGTCTGCAGGCGTGAGGCCTTAGCCGCTACTTCCTTCACTGTAAGCATTGCTCTCCTTAGATGAACTGACGCTCTTTTTGCTCAAAGAGGTCGTCCAGATTTACTACTACTCGCTTGGCTCGTTCGGCCCTACTCAAAAACGGATTCTTCATATGGTGGACATTATGCTGCCCATTGTTTATGATCTCTCGCGCTCTGATCTCACAGAACCAAAGGGCCATCACCATATCGGTCTTACCCTTTGTAGTAGGAGACCAAGTAATCAACTGCTCTATGAGCGCCTTGATATTTTCCGACTGATCCGAAGGAAGATGGATAAGATTATCTCGATGGTGCTTACCATCGCTCTGCTTCGTTCCAAACAGTGTGGACATACTGGCAACTCCGAAGCCTGCGTCCCACTTGTTGTTTCCTGTGTGGTGTTCACGTAGGATCACACCTCGCGTTGCTAGGTACTGACGGATGCCTTCGTCTTGGGTAAGGAAGGACTGGAAGGCGTTACGCTCTACAATCCACTCACTGGGCTTATAGAGGTCAGTCCACTCAAACATCAACTGGCGGATTTGAGCAGGTGTTGGTCCTGTAATCTTGACGGCATCAACGATGTAGCGCTTGTGCGTAGCCCTATCAATGGCATAACAGACCGCTGCTGTATCTCCAACCATTGCTGGGTCAAGACCACAGACAAAGTGGAAACCTTGGGTAGACTTAGGATGGCCTGGGTATCCTGCAGTGAGCGCTCCATAGCGACGCATTTGGTCAATAGAGCCTTTGACACAGACAGGATCAAAAACAGCATTGTCAGAAATATCTTGCTGCTGATAGACCAAGGCCCAAGTAGAAGCGTCCATAGCCTGACGTTCGTTGTAGAGGTGACGACCATTCCATCGGGGATAGAGACCATCC